TTTCATAAGGTATGAAGGGAAACCATCAATATACATGATGAATCTGTTCTTTTGTTTCGGCTCAAATGCCGTATAAAATATTTCGTTAGGATCTAATACTGCCATTTTATGTTTTTATTTTATTATAAATATTCTATTTTTTTGTTTTTATTCAGGAAATACTGCTCCTGTTGGTAATACATTGAAATCTAGCATAATAAATTCTGCTGTTCTAGTTGGTTGTAAATAAATTTGTCCTACTAGTTGATTTCTATCAATTACATCTGGGGTATTATTAGTATCATCCATTACTACTTTAAATGCGTACAATCCTTGTCTTTGTTGTACTGATTCTAAGTATGGGTTCACTTGTGCTAAAAATGTATTTCTTGTAGCAATTGTGTTTTGTTCAAATACTAAATTATCAGACACCTGCGATATATACCCTTTTAAGGCAATTAATAATCTACGTACATTTACACGATCTAATGCGCTAGCTCGTTTCTGTAGTGTCTTTTGTCCAAATACTACAACTCCACTTCCTGGGAATGTAGCAATTGGGTTAATATTAGCTTCGTATAATGAATCTCTATTTGTAGTAGTTAATTTTCTTTCTGCTTTAGTTACATTACCAAGAGCACCTCTTGTTAAACCTGCAGGTGCGAACCATGCGTCACTTGAAGCATCTGTGAATGCATATACTCCAGGAATCATAGTAGAAGCTGGTACCCAGACAACTTGTCCAGTATTTGGATCAATTGTTTGTAACCACGGCCAATAAGTGGCAGCATATGAGCTATCAAAGGCTGCAGCATTACTTACCATAGTTGCTATTTGTGTTCCGTATCCATCTAAATCTACAACTGCTATACAATCTTGGCGACCTTCTGCAACAGTAACTAATGATGTTATTTGTGTTGCATGGTCAGAATGATTTAATCCTGGGGCTGTTAGTAAGTTAAATTTATAATCATCTTTATTGCTTAGTAAAGAGATTGAGGCATTATAATCGGTAGCAGCTAATCCTTGAATATCACTTGAAGTAATTTTATCATAGAATTTAGCACCGGCACCAAATAAATCTCCAGTAGCTCCACTAAAAGAACCTGATCCTACTTGTGGTAAACTAGCAGTAAATTCTGTTTTTGCGGTACCAGCATTATTAAAATAATCTGGTGTTTTTGCTGTTACTGATTTTACTCTTATATATTTACTTTTATTAGTATATTCTCCTGATGATTGTACATAAGAATCTGTACCATCTGCTACTACTGCATAGCTAGTATTACCAATTACTTTTTCAATATAATTAGGAGCTTTTGGGTCTAACGATAAGTTACCCCAAGTTTCTAAAATAGATTTATTTCTGTGAGTGTCATTACCTCTACGAACAAGTAAGCTAAAAGTTCCAGCTGATGGGTTTGATGTTGCTATTTCATATCGGATATTATCTATAGATCCACTAGCTAAAGCACCATTTCCTACTTCTGAACCTGAACTATTCATGATAGCACCTTCTGATAATGTTGATAGTACAAATGGGGTTTGGTTTACAATATCATCAGCAACTAAGTTATAAGAGATATCTGTTCCACCTCCTAGTGACCCATTCCCGATTGAAATTGTTTCACCAATTGCATATCCTGTTCCTGCAGATACAACTGTAAAGCTGTCTGCTCTTACTTCAAAATCATTATCTACTAATGTAAACTCTATGTTTTGAGTAGAACCAATAGCACTTCCTGTTACAAATAATTTATCACCACTAGCATACCCACTTCCTTGTGTTGTTACACTAACGGAAGCAATTGTTCCTGTCCCAAGAGTAACTCCAAGTGTTAAAATAGCACCTGATCCGGTTCCATTTGTTGTAGTTGGGATTGTTGGGTAGTTTCCATCAGGGGCTCCTACAGCATCTATAGTAACAGATCCTAGTAAAGCATCTGCTGATCCAGTTAATATTCCTTGCCCAATTCCTTTTACTACGGTTGCAGTACCACCACTACCAGCAAGAGATCCTGTTAAAGGGATACTAGTATAAGTTGCAGCAACTCCTCTAACACCTCCACTTACTGAAAGTGATTTAAGAGATAGTTCACCTGTTTCAACTGAATTATATAGATCTGAGGAAGTAGCATCTGTAAAAGATCCTTTTGTTACTCTAGTTACTAATAATGATTTTCCTCCTTGGGAAAAATAGTTGTTAGCTGAAATTGAGGTTAAATAAGTGTATTCTGATGATCCGCTAGTAACTGCGCCACCAAAAATTGATTGATATTCACTAAATGAAGTTACTAATGTAGGGATATCAACAGGGCCTTTAACAGCAGGTCCTACAATAGCAGCTCCTGCTTCTATGGGTTGACCTTGGATAAAAGACTGATCGTTTTCTCGAGCTAATACACCAGGTGAAATTAATGTTTCTGCCATTTTATAATGTTTATTTTATTATATTTATTTATAAATATTAGGGGGTTCCTTAAAAAACTAGGAACCAATTGGGGAGATTGAATCTTCTTTTTCTAATGGAGTAACTTCTCCAGTGTTTAAGTTGATTTTTCCATCTCCATATTTTTTACTTAAATTATTACCTAATTCACTTTGTTGAGAAGATAATAATTTATATTGTTCTACTAAACTTTCTTTCTGTAAAGATAATTCTCCTAAGGAATAAATAATACTATTACCTTGTTGTTGAAAATCTTGCAATTTTTGTAATTCTTCTTGTGATAACCTTTCCATTGATATGTTTTTTAATTTGTTATAAATATGAGTAAAATTATTTAAATTCTAATAATTGTGAGAGTATTTTATAAACTTTATTTGGTTTTATGTTTTTATGACAAATATGTTGAGAGTTAGTATTAGGGTGTCTGGGGCACCAATCCCAATCTCCTTTATTGAATTGAACCCTTGGGTCTACCCAACAATTATTACACACTGAATGATCTTCTACTTTAGTTAAACCACGAGTAAATTCATACCCATAAGGTAAAAAATTATTTATCATTAGTGTAGGTTTATTCATTGCCCAATTAAACCAAGATATACCTGAACCTAATCCTATAAAATATTCTGCATGGTGTAAATAATTAAAAGTATCTTCCCAATTTAATTTTGGGATATTAATTATATTATTTTTATTATTATCTTCATAAGATATATCGACTACTTTATAGCCTTTTTTGTTTAGCATTGAAGATAAATCTTCCCAGTAATGATATGGCCATTCTTTTAAAGCAGCGGTTGAATGGGGAGCAATACAAATGTATTTATCTTTAATTGGTCTTTTTTTAGGTTTAAAATTAACTCCATAATTTATTTCTTTATAAGGTAAACCTAAAATATCTGTAGCAGACTGGATTAAAGGGATTGTATTTGGAGAAGTTGGGTGATAAGTTCCTTCATCCCACTTCTTATTAGTTATAAACCACCCCAATTTATAACAGGCATAATATTCCCCTGGGTCTCCAGGGTTAGCAAAGGTGATGTTTTTATATTCTGGTAAGTTTTGAAAAAAATGATTATGGAAAGTAGATAAAGTAACATTACATTTATATTTTTTAGCAAATTCTACAGTTTGAGGGACCCATGCTAAAGTATCTCCTATAGATTTTGAATCTAAACTAATTTTAATATTTTGGTTTTCGATATTCCATCTATGTAATACTTCCCCATTTACTCTAATATTCCAGGGTATATGCCATCTCTTGTTACATTTAGCCCACATATTATTTTTGATAGTGACAGAATGTTCTACCATATTGGTTTGACTATTAATAAACTCAACTAAATATTCTTTAGATTCTTCCCCCTTAATTTCTACTTTAGGTTCATAATTGAAAGAAATTTCTATTTTATTTTTCATTTAATAAAGAGGTATAAAATTCAATATGATTATTTGCAAAGGTTTGCATGTTATTACCTATATCATAATCATTATATTTAATAGGTGAATGAATAACATCAACTAAGTTATTGACATCAACCCTAGAATTTCCTGTTAGTTCTGTAATGAAGGAGGAATATTCTTCTCCATAATGTTTTAAGTTATTAGTCATTATTTTTTTATTATTAGAAATGGCTTCCTTCAATACTATAGGATTACATTCCCAAGTAGAAGTAAATAACATTAAATCAGCTAATCTAAAATAATCTTTAGTATTATCTTTTTCACCCCAAACTATAACATTAGGTGGGATATCTTCCATCAAGGGTTCCCAATAATTTTTAAAATTGGGGGCTTGATTTCCAATAAAGTGAAATATATAAGTAAATCCATACTTATCATATAATTTTTTTGCTATATCTAAAGCATAACCCTGATTTTTTCCTGATGTCCATAATCCTATATTAATTATATGGAATTCTCCTTTATGTCTGTATCCAATTTCATCTAAAACTTCTTCCCTTGTTTTATTAGATTGAATTGAGGGGTCTATAGGGAAGGGAATTAAAAATTTTTTAGCAATTCTATCTTTAAAAGTACTATATAAATGATGGGGAGTTACAAAGGCATACCCATCAGGTTCATGTAATTTTTTTTCCTTTGGATTGAAATAAATATTATGACATGTTTCTATGATTTTCCAAGGATGTTTATTATTGTATAATTCCTTTTGTAATTCTGGATTAAATGGGTTCCCATTATCAAATCCTTCTGGGATTTCTTCTATATGAATTATATCTATTTCTTTTCCATAACAAAGATCAATAATACCTTTTTGAGCATTTTTATCACCTAAAAAACTATAAAAATTTTCTCCTATTAATTCCTGAATTTGTTTTCTTTGGACAACATAATCCATACTGTAACATTTCCATTCAGCTACGTAAATTTCAAAATTACTATATTGTTGTAATGCCTGGATGCGTTTTAGCAGAAACGCAGGCATACCTCCTGTACTTAAATGTGGTGCTATAAATAAAACTTTCATTGGACTATAATATAAAAACCTTAATTTAAATTATCACGGAATATCATTAATGTTCCCAGTTGTTTCTGTTGTAATTGTAATTTTTGATTTAGAATTTAATTTTTTAATTGCATTTAAATCTTTTTGCATTACATCGGGAACGATATAACCCCTTAAATTAATATCAAAATTACTTTTAACTAATCTGTCTTGTCCCGCTGTTACTTCAGCAGCTGTTGAAAAGGAATTTACTCTGGTATTAAATTTAAATCTTTCAGGATTACCCCAATATGAATCTGAGGCGTATTCTATGGATTCGATTATTTTGTTTAGTTGCTCCATATAATAAGTTTGTATAATACAACTATATGTAATATCTAAGTAATCAGGAACAACTACAGTATTAAATTGTTTAGTTGGGGTTCTATTATTTAATAAATTAAAATTATTATATGTATTTTTTGGATTAAAACCTTTTTGGAAAGTGCCATATAAATTGGGGGAATTAGAATCTAATTTATTATATGTACTTCTATCTTTTACTACAGTATCTCTTTTAATTACTATAATAGG